ACATTGCCGTACTGCTAAAGGCGATGGGCATTCCTAAAGAGAATGTCCTGATGCCAGATCCATACCTGCTACGAGCTGGCTACCCTGAAGAGCACATGGCTGGCTTCTACACGGCTATGGATGTGTTGCTATGCACTAGCTATGGCGAAGGATTCGGTCTGCCCACAGTCGAGGCACAAGCCTGTGGAACCAGAGTGATCACAAGCAACTACGCCGCCAGCAAGGACTTGGCATCAGAAGATAGTTGGAAGGTAGATGGTCAGCCATTCTGGGATGAGGCACAAGGAAGCTTCTTCCAGATACCGTCTGTAAATGGCATCACAAACGCCCTAAACGCCTCGTACGAGGCAGAACGGGGCAGAAGCCAGAAATCTATCGACTTCGCAAAACAATTCGATGCTGACCTAATCTGGGACACTAAGTGGGTTCCATTCTGGAAAGAGCTACTGGCTTGATTCCAGTCCTAGGCTTTGCCACGCTAACTAAGTTTGACCTAGCTCAGCGGTTGTTAGATTCCATCGATTACCCAGTCGAGAAGCTAGTGATCGTAGACAACTCAGGCAAGAAGTCGTGGATTCCAGAGGTCAATGAGTTTGTCAAGGAAACATGGGTTATTCGGTTGCCACATGGCCTAGGAGCCAACGGCGCATGGAACTTGATTATCAAGTCCACACCGTTCGCCCCCTATTGGGTGATACCGAATGACGATTGCTGGTTTGAACCAGGGGCGCTCAAGATCATTGCTGAGCAGGTAGACACCGACAAGTTCAACTTCGTACAAATCAACACGCCGTGGTCATGCGTGATACCAGGCGAAGGTGCAGTCATGAAGGCAGGGCTATGGGATGAGGCTTTTCATCCTATTTACTTTGACGACAATGACTACGAGTGGCGGATGCGCAACGAAGGCGTAGAGTTCAACCACATCCCAGCCGTAGTACACCACGACAACTCTTCGACACTCCACAGCGGATTCGGCTCAAAGAATGAATTTACCTTCAAAAGAAACTATGCTCTGTATGAGTACAAACAACAAAGGCGCATCGTTCGAGAGCTTGGATGGTCGCTAAAGACTAGGAGAGATAACGCATGGGACTAACTGGACTAACCGTCTATACAGGCGGAACATTTGACTTATTTCACGCTGGGCATGTCAATTTCTTGGCTCGGTGTGCCGAGTTCGGGGATGTCACGGTAGCCCTAAATACCGATGAATTTATAGAAGAATACAAAAGCAAGCGCCCGATTATGAGCTATGACGACAGGCTAGAGCTTCTGGCATCGTGTCGCTATGTCAATTCGGTTATCCCTAATGAGGGTGGGGCAGACTCCAAGCCCTCGATTCTTAGGGTCAAGCCAGACATCATTGCTATTGGCTCAGACTGGGCTAGGCGTGATTACTACTACCAAATGGGATTTGATCAAGATTGGCTTGACAAGCAGAACATCTCACTGCTTTACATCCCCTATACCGAGGGAATAAGCACTACTGAGCTCAAGCGGAGAATCAAGCTAAACTAGATACATGGCTATTACTAATGGATACTGCACCTTACAAGATGTAAAGGATGCCCTTAGAATCACCGATGGTGTCGATGATTCGATTCTCGAACTTCACATCGAAACAGCTTCTCGCCAGATAGATGACATCTGTGAGCGCCAGTTCTACACAACCGCTGGAGCAACACGCTACTTCGTGCCTAGAGACAGCTATGTTTGCGAGATTGACGACCTAGTAACGCTGACAACCCTAAAGACTTCTTCTGCTGCCGACAAGGTATTTGATGTAACTTGGGCAGCTAAGGACTATCAGCTAGAGCCCCTAAACTCGCTTGCTGGCGGTATTCCATCACCGACTACTCAAATCCGTGCCGTAGATGACTACTGGTTTCCGTTGGCAAACGGCGAAGCAACCGTAGAGGTAGTGGGCACATTCGGCTGGAGCGCCGTACCAAAGCCAATCAAGCTGGCTACCGTGCTACTAGCTATGAGACTTTACAAGCGCATGGACTCGCCACTAGGCGTAGCTGGCGTGGGCGAACTCGGTGTTATCCGTGTTAGCCGTATAGATCCAGACATCGATGCCATGATTCAGCCATTCAAGAAAGTCAGGATGGCGTAGTGATTATCAGCGACATCCGTGATGGTATCGCTACCAACCTAGCCACAGTGCCAGGCTTGCGAGTAGCCGGAGAGCTAATCGACAACCCAAGCCCACCAGTAGCCCTATTGAGTCTAGATTCGATTGACTACGATCAGGCTTACCAAAGAGGCTTGAACTTACTTACCTTTACGATTACCCTAATTGTGGGTCGTGCAGCAGAACGCACGGCACAAAGAAAGTTAGATGGCTACATGCAACTGACAGGCGACCAGTCTGTAAAGGTTGCGGTAGAATCTGATAGGACACTATCGGGCGCATGTCAAGACCTTCGGGTTACGACAGCGGGCTCGGTAGGATCCATACAAATAAATGACCAAACCTACTTGGCGGCTGAATTCACAGTTACCGTCTATGCATAAATAAGGAGATAAATTGGCAAAGTTCATTGCTACAGGCACTAAGGTGACCTTCAACGGTACTGATCTTTCCAGCTCATGTGCGAGAGCAGAGCTGGTAATCAATGCCGCCGAGGTATCCACAACCGATTTCGGCTCAGCGGGCTGGACAGAGGTTATCGGAGGCCTAAAATCAGGTCAGGTATCACTTGACTTCCACTCTGACTTCGGAGTAGGTGCAGTTTCAACACTGTTCCAGCCTCTAGTCGGAACAATCGGAACCGTAGTTCTGATTGCAGCAAACGGAACAGCAGCATCGGCAACCACCCCTGCTTACACCGCTACTGTTCTAGTAAACAGCTTCACCCCAGTATCCGGTGCAGTCGGAGACCTGAGTACATTCTCGGTCACCTTCCCAACCACTGGTGCTGTTAGCTACGCAACCGCATAAGGACAAAAATGAAAATCAACCTACAAGTTACTTATGAAAATGGCACTAAAAAAGAAGTAGTGTGCAACGCTGCTGACCTAGTTGCCTTTGAAGATAAGTATTCGGTATCAATCGCTGTTCTGGGAGCCGAGACCAAGTTGAGCCACTTGCTCTTCTTGGCTTGGCACTCAGAGAAGCGCACTGGCGGAACTAAAGACGACTTTGAGAAGTGGCTGGAAACAGTTGCTTCAGTTGGAGATTCTGCTAACGACCCAAAATAAAGGGGCTGGGAGATTCCTCAGCTCACTGGTTTATTGCGGGTCTTGCTGTAGAAACTGGCATAGCACCGAGCGTTCTGATGCAAGAATCAGAGCGCATGCTATGGACTATGCATAGATGGTTGGTAGCAAAAAACTTGCCCAACACTCGATGAGAAGGCCACCCTTCGGGGTGGTCTTTCTCTTTACGGTAAACTTGAACTAATCGATTGGCGGGTATCTTGGCAGAGACAAATCTCAATTTCCAAATCAAGACCCAATCTGGCTCACTCGGTTCTTCCAATACCGTAGTCATAGAGATAACCAACATGGATGAAGTCCTGAAGGTTATTAGAGACATTGACAGCAAGTGGATCGGTGCAATTCGCAAAGACTTCCGTAAAATCGGCAAGATAGCTCAAAAAGAAGTTGTCAATGCCATACCAGGCAAGGGCAGTCCCCCACTTAGTGGAATGAAGCAAGTTCACTTTGGTCGCCTAGCTTGGGGCACAAACTATGGTGGAGCTGGAACTAAGCCAAGGCCAGCTAAGTCGGTTCTTATTCAAACCCCAAATACCCGCAAAAAGAAGTACCGTGAACTAGAAAAGGCTCCTGTCCTACGGCTACAGATTGGATCGCCAGCTACTGTTCTTTTAGACATGGGTGGTCGAGTATTCGGTTCTAAAGGTCGCAAGGGATTGACTCCTGTTTACGACTACATGTACACAATCGGCGGTCAAAAGGTTCCAGGCAAGAGACAGCACCGAGTTGTTCCATTCGTGTTTGCCAAGGGCTTCAGCCAAGCCAGAGGCATTAGAAGTAGAAACGCATCTCGCATCGTCTACCCTGCCGTGGAAAGAGCTATGCCACGAGTAACTCGTGAGATGAGCGACACTATTAGTACAATCAATACTCGTATCAACCAAGAATTGCTGAGGAAATCGTAATGGCAGGAAAAGTCAATGTACCTATTACTACCGCCATTCAGGGCATTGCTAATGTGCAACGCCAGCTTGCCAGCCTAAGCAAGGGCATTACAAGCATCGGCAGAACTGCCGGAGTAGCCGCTATTGGTTTCGCTACCTTTGCTGCTGGTGTCAAAGGTGCAG